CGTAGCTTCTCCTCAAAGTCAGGCTAGTGGTGTTGTAAATAACAATGCAACGATGATAACCCCATCAGCTATGCCATCTTACAGAATGAGTCAGGGTATAGTCTGTGCTTCTCCTAGTCTTACAATTACTCCATATTTAACAGATAGTTGGTCATTTAACAGGCCAATAGAACACGTTACCAAACAAAATATATATGACGAAGATACTGGAGAGATAAAATATGTACAAGAGACTCCTAGATTTGAGAAGGATAATTATAATCTCAATTATGGAATCAGTATGCAGTTTAATATTCCATTAGGCAAGTCTCCTGCTCTTTGCCATAAGGCAACTGAGGTAAATATAAAAAATCAAGAATTGCTGTACAAAAAACTAGCGATGGAAGTTAGTTTATATCGTCTTCAGATTTGTTCGGAGCAAGCAAAACTTGGAGCTACATTTAAACCTAATACTCCTAGTGCAGTTACTTGTGACGATATTGTTGTTAATATTCCGCCAAATCAAGTTATCCCACATAATCACAAATTGACCCAGTAGATAAGTCACGGGTATTAAACTTATCTACGGATAATTATTCTACATCTTTTTTCTTTTTTGTAAGTTTTTTTATTAAATTTTTAACTAAGGGTTTTACAACATTGAGAAGTAATGGAGTAGTGGCAGCAACAGTAGCAATAGCAGCAGTGCTAATAAGCTGTGGAGGATTTGGTATGTACTTTTCGATGAATTTAACGTCTTCATACAAAGTTATACATTCAATCTTATCTTCGCTTCTTTTATGTCCAATTACACGTTCTAGTTTAAGTTCTGAAGCATATTGACCTATTCTTTGATCTTTAGGTCCAGGACAAGGTGGTATAACTATTTCTTCATCTTTCTTTTCTGGTATCGCTGCGGTCTGTGTTTCTGTTAAAGAGTCTTCTTGGTTATCGACAGATGCTTGCTCTGTAATGATGATATTTTGAGGTGTGTAATCAAGAGGAACAAACCCAGGAAACGGAAAATCACATACTGTAAATACACCATTTGGATCGTCTAACAGTAAATTACGATTACCTGTATTTTTTATATCACGATGCTGATAAGTACAACCAGGAACATCTATATTTGGTGGCTTTGTAATAGTTAAATAGTGTGGACTGTATATTTCTGGTACATCTGGAACGTATATCTTAGGAATACTTATATCAGGTATCTCCATCTTCTACATCTCCAATAGAAATAGACCAACCATCTTTTCCGAAAGTACCTTTTTCTATAATTTTTGGTTTTTTAACCTTTTTATCTAATTCTTGATGATATTTTTTTATATCATTGTCTAGCTCGAAATTAAATCTCTGCATACGCAACCAATCAATTAATTTATCTATGTAGTATTTAACTAGTTTTTTTATAAAACCAAATATCATTTAATAATAGGCATAGATGGACCTGTCATTTTAGGTAAACCATTATCTAATATTTTTGGCATCATTCCTTGTACATTACTAAGAATTTCATTCATAATTCTTGATTTAAACTGCTCTGAAGTTACATACTTGTAACCAAAGTACGCTCCACCACTCATTGAAGCTACCATTACAAATGAGATGATACTCAATACGTTAGCAATTTTTTGAAACATGATAAAATTTGCCTTACTTAGAGCTATATCTGTTATGAGCATAGCTACATTACTTTTAATTATAGGTCTATCTCCTTTATACGTCACTTTAGGTCTTATAAATCGTCAGATGATAAGCAAACCTAGCAAGTAGATTTAGTTCTACAAGACCTAGTTCTACACGCTCCAGAACAATAAATTCTACGTTGTTCCATCGTATTAAAACTTGTACCGCAAACAGGACACTCTCTTACAAGTATCCCCTCTACTTTTTTTGGTTTTTTACCCCTAGTTCTATAGTTCCTGTTTTTTCTTCTTCTTCATTTATTTTTTGCAGTAACAACTGGTATGCTTGTATCCCACCTTCTAATCTCATCACATAAGTATTCTGTTTAATTATTTCTTGTTGCCATTCAAGAATTTGTTTTTCTATTAATGCTTTCATAATTTAAACAATAGTAAGGACTTCTCCTGAGTTGATAGTGACGGTTACACCACTATTTATAGTTATAGGACCTGCTGCCATTGCATTACAGGCTGCTCCAAATGTATCGCCTATTGTGTAGTTTGTCGTTACTGTCTGAGCATTTTCAAAAAATACTTTATCGCTACCACCACCAGTAGCACCACCTCCTCCACCGCCAATTTCTTTTACAGTTCCACCATCATTTATATAAAATTTTTGGTCAGAAGTATCTATCGCAACTTCGCCATTGACTATATCACTTGTTGTAGGTGTGCTTGTACCTCGTTTTAGCTTGATGACATTAGCCATTGGCCTTTACCTCCTATGGTCTAAAATGTTCCACCCTCTACATCAAAACCAGATGTAGCACCATCCTCCAAAAATGTAACCAGGTCAGACAACGCAACTTGTTTCATCGTTCCATTATCATTACAAACAAATCTATCTGCTGTAGCAAGTGTTGTTGCAGAGGCAGATGTTCCTCCATCCATTAAATTTAATTCAGAAGTTGTTGCAGTAACCCCATCCATAATATTGAGTTCTGATGTGGTGGCTGTAACTCCATCCATAATATTTAGTTCAGAAGTTGTAGCAGTCACACCGTCCATAATGTTCAACTCTGAAGTCGTTGCTGTGACTCCGTCCATTATGTTTAACTCTGTTGCTGTAGCAGTTACACCATCTAAAATATTTAGTTCTGAAGCTGTGGCAGTAACTCCGTCTAATATATTTAATTCAGAGGTTGTAACTGTTGCTCCATCTAATATCTGTACTTCAGCTTGTGTAAGATCAGCTAAAGCACTTGCTGTATTAGCACCCATTGTTGCTAATTCTGTAAGCTGTGCATCAGAGGCTTGCTTTGCATCTAACTGAGTCTGAATATTTGATGTAACTCCGTCTGTATAATTTAACTCAGTAGTCGTGGCTGTTACGCCATCTAATAAATTTAATTCCGTAGCTGTAGCGGTAACTCCGTCCAAAATGTTTAGCTCAGAGGTAGTTGCAGTCACTCCATCTAAGATATTCAATTCAGAGGTCGTTACAGTAGCTCCATCAAGAATTTGTATTTCTGTTGATGTTAAAGAAGCTAAAGCAGCAGATCCACCAGATTGACAACCAGATAAGTTATCCAAGTCAGAGTCATAGGCCTGCACGTTTGAACCGATGGCGAGACCGAGTGCACTGCGACTAGCAGAGGCTGTGGTTGCTCCTGTACCCCCATCTGATATGGCTAAAGTTCCTGTGATCGAACTAGCAGAAAGATCAACAGCGACCTCAGATGATTCAATTACCAAACCACCATTTGATTTAAGGTCAACACTAAACTCATTGCCAGATTTTGTGATCCCGTCACCGCCCGTCAAACTTCCTGCACCTGAAAATTGACTAAACGCAAGATTATTAGTGCCAACAACAGCCGAACCTTTGTTTGAAGTACAAACAAACCCTTTATCTGCATTAGTAGAACCCTGTTCAACGAATGTGAACATACCAGCAGCATCAACACCAGCAGCTAAGTCATCAGCCCTTGCTGGCGATGACCCGACTATGTAGATACCGTTTTCGGACGCACTAGACTGATCTTTGACCAATACTCGATCATTTGTTGAAAGAGATACACCATCTAAAGTGTCGCCATTATTAAGAGCAGTAGCGATTGTTATATTTGCTGTAGTTGCTGCCACAACAGAATCTTTAACATCTAAACCTTGAGAAACACCGTCAACATACGATTTACTAGCTGCATCACCATCAGCAGTCGGCGTAGCTAAATTTGTAATTTTTTGACTGTTAAGACTTACAGATCCATCAGGAGCAGTAAATTCATTTAATTTCAATAAATCAGCAGCTACTAATGCTCGAAATGTAGGAGCAGCAGCCGATCCAGAGGTCGGGCCAGCTAAAATTCTATTTGCAGTTCTTGTATCTGTTTTATTAAAAAACGCTCCAGAACCACCAACAGTAATGATTGAACTCGCAGAAGGTGGGGTAGAGCCATTATCGCCAAAGCCGTAATATAATTTCAGATCATTTTCGTTAAAGGCTAATTCTGAAGGAGATAAACTAGAAGGAGCACCAGCCGATCCACTCGCTGCTCTCTTTTTAATTCTTATAGTGTTAGACATGGCCTAAAAATTTCCTCCATTAACGAGTGTTAGTTTAGTAGTAGTATCATCTGCTTTTAATGTACCACTAGATGCGTGATAATACACT